TGTAGAAGTTGTTTCGTTTTCGATTGTAGAAGGTGTTTCGTTACTTTCTGTAGAAGTTGTTTCGTTTTCGATTGTAGAAGTTGTTTCATTACCGTTTGTCGACTTTTCGTCTACTTTTTCATTCGGTTGGAAAAAGAACCACGTTTCTTTTCTATAATCACAAATAATGTATACAAAACAAATCCACATACCCATCATGAGCATCAATCCACAAAGATCATGTTTATGAAGCATATATATGATAATACTATAAAAAAATTACATAGATTTTAAAATTGGAGCGGATTTGAATGTTACTTTTTGAGCAGTTCGGCCTTTACCGAATGTGACGGTGGTTGTTGTTTTTGGATTCGTCGCTTTATATTTAAAGGTTTTTTCTTGATTTGATTTTGTAAGTACTGGAGATACGCATTTTGCGCCATTTTTAACATGGGAACGTACTTCTTTTAATTTAAGTCCTAGAGTACAACGTCCTTTGATTTTTTTCGATTTGCAAATATGAGTCATAGCTTTGCGGGCAGCGGATGCGGGTGAAGACCCATGGAACAATTTAGTTGGTGACGCTGTTTTTGAGTTACCTTGACCAGGTTTGGTGACTTCGAGTACTTTAAACGATCTTGTTGACATAATTATTATACAGTAAGATAACATTTTAATCAAACAAAATTGATTTTATTTCTTGTTCGGTGAAATTCCAGTATTGTGGTTTAAATCTATATTTTCGTAAATGAAGAGAATCCCATGCGTGATCACTTTGAAAAATATCCATTAAATCAATTTCAGATTCGTCATCTACGATAACTTGGTCGTATTCATTATCATTAAACATGTTTTCATCTTCATAATGATCGTCAATGATTAGTTTGTAATCGTCGAAATAGACACTCTCGTATTCGTTCATGTTTAATGTATATCTTAATTATATAAATGTATATTTTCTTTAAGTTAAAACCACTTAAAAGAAATAAGATATAAATAATCAGTATAGATATTTATGAAGCTTAATGATGAAGCAGGTGTTGCTGTTCAATTACAATTATCTGCGAAAAGTGAAGATATAGGAAAAGGTAAAGGTGAGAGTGTATTTGAGACCACTTATAAGAAACATACCGTGTTTGACAAGGAACCAATACAAAAATCTTATATTAAACATAAATTTAATGAATTGATCGTGTTTACGGTAAGTTCTCAAGATTATGACATGATAAGTGATTTATATTTGAAAATTAATTTACCCAATATTGAAGCGTATAATTCAAAATGGACGAATACAATTGGTCATTGTATCATTGACAATATTAGTATAGTAAACAATGACGTGGAGTTGATTAATTTTACAGGTGAAAGTTTACATTTACATTTTTTGTTAGATACTCCCAAAACGAAGCTCAATGCACACAGAGAAATGATCAAACATTATCATTGTGAAAATTCACTATCGGGAAAAGGTCAAATACTTTATGTCGAAATACCTTTTTTAAAAAGCGTATTGGATAAACAATATTTTCCATTATTATTGACGAAACATAACGAATTTCAAATCAGAGTTAAATTTCAACCAATTACCAAAGTTACTAAAATTGACAGGGATCAACATATGAAAGTTACTTTAAACCAATTGGAAAATAATCAAATAAAAGTAAATTTTTTGCTAAATGATGATGAAATTGTCAAAGACCGAAATGAAATATATTTGTATACTAGCTTGTTTTTCGATGCTTATTATTTAACGAATGAAGAAAAGATGTTATTCAAACATAAAGAAAGTTTTATAATTTACAAAACCATCCAACAAAGGAGCGTCAATTTGGATATGAAAACATCAAAGAAAACCATTGATTTGAATTTTACGGGAAATGTGTCTGAATTAATATTTTGTTTAAAGTCATTGTCTGATGATATTACAAACAGACCATTTACCTATTACCCTATAAAACATACAACATTGACATTAAACGGAAAAGTGCGTGATATTGAAAAGGTGGATCCCAAAAAATACAACATATCGCAAAGACACACAAACATTCCATACAAACACGTGTATGTCATTCCATTTTGTCTTTCTTCGAAACAAACTCAACCATCAGGACATTATTATTTCAATGGTGCAAGAGGAAGAAACTTTTTAACGATTGATCAATCAATTTTGAAACAAAATCAGACCTGTGAATTATCAGTGTATGCAATCGTGTATGAATCGTCGCAATTTAAAGACGGTCATTTTGTTCATTAGATGTAGTATCGTAAAATGATATGATCATTTTGATAATTTTATTTATAGTTACAATGGATACTTGGAACAAATTACTGACACGAGTTTTTGTAATTTCTCTGAAATTTAATTTTTCGGCGTTGAATATAATCAAACCACATGTGATTGCCGCTGGTGTTTTACAATCCATAACTCCATGTTCGTTCAGTTCATTTTCCATTTTGTTTATTGAACGAATAAGTTTTCGTTCATTAGTTTTTTCGGGAATATGTAATGCATTACAATATCGTTGAATCAAATCACTACATTTTGTATGTTCGAATACATAATCACAATATCGAGCTTTATCTATACCCCGTTCGAATGATTGACTTGTTTCCAACAACACGTCATTCATATGTTTCAAGAAAATTTTAGTCGTCTTGTTAAGAATTGGTATAGAAACATTTGTCATTTTTGAAATCTCTCTCATTGAACGTGGTACATTCATATTTCTACACGCATGCAGAATACAACATGCAATTAATCCTTTTCGAATTTCCCCTCTTGATAGTTTACGTTGTGATAATATCATATAATAATATTTTGCTTGTTCGATCACATTATTTGACAATTTGCCTGTTTCGCCAGCCATCTTGGATATGTTTTCAAATACATGATATCGACTTCTTTCTACGTAATTCATTGACATTTGATTATGCAACTTTCTCATAAAATGAAAATTATTGGGACATTTGAAGCCAGATTGAGATATAAGTGTACTCATTGAACTTTTTTCGAGCAACGGATTAATTACAGCACCGCATCTTGCTGGATCGTTACGCGTGGTGTCTTCAGAGTTGTAACTCCATTCTGGACGATTGTCGATAATGTCGTTTTCGATCACTGTTCCACAATGTGTACATACGATTACACCATTTACCATATCTTCGCAAATGCAGTTTTTCGGACCACAACTTGTACATGCTGATATATAAGGGTTTTTGTTTTTAGAGTCTTCTATATTCTCCGTCAATTGTTGGTATTGATTCCACATAAGATCAATATCGTAATCCATATTGAATGGCTTTAATATGAAATGCGTGTAGTCCTTAAAGTGTTTATTTTCATACTTTATTTTGTAATGTTAATATAATGAATATAGTCAACAAGATTTATCGACGAGAGGAACATGAAATATCGAGAATATTTTTTAGTGATGAAAACATGAAACATCTACATTCACAAATTGTTAAACAAGTATTTTATGAAACTAAAATCAAAATTAGTAAACAAAGTGATATGGAAGTTTTACACATGATGAGTAACATGTATAATTTATATGGTAGTACACCTAAGAGTACAAAGAAGGAAAACGGGGAAATTATCATGGATTTAAATTATCGAGTGATTCGTGAAGCAACCGATAACGCAAAGTCTGGAATTTTAATGTACGTTAAATACTTGAATGACGCTAGCACTCTACCCGAACCCTTAGATCGTGCAAAAGCAACAACCAACGATCGATCGTTAGAAATGACCAAAACGTTTTTCAATGAATCCTCATTACAACCCAACTTTAATGAACGCTCAACTTTTTTGACAAAAGCTTGATTAACATTCCATTTCTTCGATATTTTTAAATCGAATACCCAACAAATGCGTCTTACCCTGTTTTTTGAATTTTGTATTCGCATTGATATAATCAATCAAATCCATTTTTGATGGTGGTGTTGTATTTAATGTGTTTCTCCACCACATTTTGAACATTTCATACATGTGTTGGATAGGCACTTTATCCGCTTCTTTGTCAGTGATTTCAAAATTATCGTCCATAAATGATAAATATCCATCCGACTTTTTCTTGTATTCGATAGATGCGTTCAACACGTCGATGGGTTCTTGAATTCCATGTTTCACATACAATTTCAATCGTTCAATCAACATCCACATGAATGCTTCTTTCCATTCATCAAATTTATGACATAACTTTCTATCTTTTGCATATTCATGTTCATTTGCAGGATTAGGTTTATCTACAAAACTAGACATGTGTCTAACGACACGTATACGCCTCCAAGTACCATAATCATATCCTTTAATGTTGGGCATTTTATTGCAAAGCATTACTAATTTGAATTGAGGTTTGAATGGAGTTGGTTTTGAGTATAACCCTCTCGAATATATTTTATCACCACCAGTATACTCTTTCATAGCACCTGTGAAAATAGAGTCAGTATCGTTTGGTTCTTGCATACTCGCAAATCGTTTACGCATGACGTCTTGCAGTTCGGGTGTACATGCGTTTGAGTTTGATCTATCTCGTGTTAACAGGGTTACTGGAAACTTTCCTGTATATTCTGGACCAAAGGACCGTTCGAACAATTCAACACAAGTTGATTTACCATTTGACCCACCACCCGTCCATATTTGAAATGTTTGATCGTCCGTCGAACCACCTAAAAATGTTGCAAAAATTCGCAAAACATATTCTCTCATTGTATCATTGGGATGAACTTTCCTGAAAAAATCATATATTTCTTGTACTGTAGGATCATTTTCGGAGAATTCGATGTAATCAATACCTGTCGATTTCGATACATAATCACTTGGTGCACCATCTCTGAAACTCAATGATGCAATATCATATACACCATTTTCAAATCCAATCAAATTAACATCATCATCTAATTTGTTTTCAAAATTTATGTCGTAAAACATGCGCGCACATTCCTTCAATACTCCCGTTTTAAAACCATTATCTTTCACATTATATGCTAATAGTTTACATTTGTCATACTTTTTCTTATTCTCTTTCACGATTTTTGAGTCGGGATCCAACATTAGTTTTTTATATTGATTGGCTAATTGTGTGAAATCATTGGACAATTCGGTGGACATTTCATTCATTAAAATATATCCACCAGGCATTTCTTTCCATCTGTGATTATTGAAATAATACCATTCGGTAGATTTTTTGGGATTCACACATCTGTATATGTCCGAATATTTGCAATGTAATATACTTGCTATATCATAATGAGCACCACAATTTACGCTATATTCTAAATATATTTTCGTTGATTGTTTAATGTATTCAATATATGCTTCTGGATCATCTTCCTTGGCCCAATAACTAAGACTGTTTATTTTCAAACAGTCGTCACTTCTTTTAAATCGATTCCAATGTTTTTCACACTCACCTTCCTTAAACTTTTTGGATTTTTTACTCCAATCTATCCACAAATTCAAATAGGATGGATTTATATTGCGTAAACACATTCCTACACGGATCCATGATGGTTCTTCATCACACCGTTCAAGTGAGATCATATTCAGTAACATCTTCACTTTTTCGTCATCGTTCAACACATTAGATATTGAGGTGTCATCGTTACTCGGTTCTATATGATCCACACGCTCCACAATCGTCGCACCGAGTTCCGTTAATTCATTCAAAGAATACCCTTGAATACTAAAACATCTTGGTGAAAATGAATGACCGTTCATCTCATATAATTGACCATCTTGATATCGCCTTGTGCATAAATAACCATGTGTATCATCTTTCTTCACCGTACCATAAATCATCCAATTATTAGATACAATAGCTTCATCAATCAAACTATTTTCGTTTTGAATACCTAATAAATGATAATATGCCTTTGTGTCTTTAGCGATTTGCTTTACGTCTTGATGAATTCGACGATGTACCTTCTTTGACACGACTATGTTCATAAACATAATATGAAAACCATCCTTTACAAAACCATCCTTTATTCTCGGTTTCGGCTTTTCGAATATAAATGCTTCATCGTTCTCAAAATGAATATATTTTTTGCATATGTTCAAATATGACTTTATTAAACTAATGATATCGTTTGATGAATAGATTCTTTGTTCTCCCAATAAAACTTCAGTCTTTATATCAATATCAATCAATAATGGACAAGTTTCTGTTTGTGCTTCCGTTAATCCTAGACCCAATCGTTGACCACTATTTGTAAATGTCGTGTATATATCTGTATATATTTCCCAAAATTTGTTCATTGATTCGCCTTGTAAAGACCACGCTCCTTTTAATGGAGCATACATTCCAGTTATAGAAGGGACTAAGTTCAACTCGTGTGATTTATGTCGATTTAAAAAAAGTATTAAATCGTTGATTTTAGACATCCCTACTCTTATAATTAAGATACAGATAAGTTTTTAAGTAATTTATCTAATATCGTTAAATAATAAAAATATTATTGAACTGCTATTGTTACCTACACAAGAATGAAAATCATTTAACAACGATAATAAAAATTGTAAATGTTCATCTTTGTTTGGATAAAAATTATGTTTGTATTTCAATACTATACTTTGATAAAATATATCCAGGTATAATTCGGAATCGTATTCCAATTGGTCCAACACTCTTTCCATAGATGCAATTAAAGATCGTTTCATAGCAATGCTCGTTTTTGGAATGAGTTTATGCATAATAACACCATGAATATATCCCGCATCATAATTACATAATTTTTCGATATTAAAAACAAATTTCGCTCCTTGGTCAATTGTTCCATTCTCAGGTTCGTGTCTATTTTCACACGTTTCTAATGCATACATAATTTCTTTTATATTTCGCATATCATAATTTGTACTTTGTGGTAAAATGTATTTCAATTCTAAAGCAAATGGTGATGTATATTGTTCGTTGTCAAACATATATTTCAAACTAACTACATCAGCGCCTACAATATGTTTACAATGTTTCCATTCTATATAATTTTTAATTTCATGTAATGGTTGCAATGTACATGGATCACATTCATTATATGTTCGTAAATACCTATGATATTTTTCATTTGTTTTAATTGCTTTTCTTAATTTTGTCATATTGGAATATTCTTTGTGATTTATGCTCAATTTTGATGATAATATATTCAAGTCTGACCTTTTAAGTTTATACATTATAATCATAAGATTAGTTTGAAATATCTTTAATGTTTTTCCACACTAAACGTATTACACTCGATGCATCTCAACTCGTTGTCAATTAACCAATTGTCAATACATTTTTTATGAAAACTATGTTTGCAGGTCAATTCCCGTATTTGCTGTCTTGTTTTGATTTGTTGGCCGCATATCTTGCACATTTGATGATCAGAGGATTGACATACATATGTATTACCAATATTTGACGGCAACTTTCTATGTTTCTTGATGGTGTTTTTCACCAATTCACCAATGTATAATTCTTTAGAATATACTTCTGTATTGTCTTTCACGTATGATTGGAAATCTTGAGCTATATCTGTTAATTGCTTTATATTTGACGACTTGAAATGAAAATCCATTAAATTAATTCTTTAATTTTTTTTCATGTTTTATACGATTACATGCGTTTTGTCACTTTTTGAATCAATATAAATATCAATCCAAACATCATCGCATGAACTAAAACTCTGTCTTTTATAAATTTTAACATCGTCTGAGTACGTTCATATAAACCTTTTTGTGATAGTAAATAAAAAAGCGTACTATACATCACTGCATCAATTGCATAATCTTTATCTCTGGATTGATACTTCATTAATATACTTAAAGAAAAAAATGAAATATTCATAAGTAAGAATATAATGGATTTTAGTTTGTTAAAGGAAAATCTTGAGCAACTTGAAAATCAAATTAACATGAAAATAAATTCTAAAACAATTGGTATGCACAATCACCCTCCTATGAAAGGCGTTCAATTAAATTGTGTGTATTGCAAGTTATATGGTAATGTTTTTGAAAATGGACCTCTTACAAACATAAGCAATGATATGAAAGATATTATATTTAGCGTTTGTGAATAGTAAAATGTTTGTATAGATATATTATAGATCCATGTGCGGAATTCTATTAACGTTAACGTCTCATTCATTACCAGTTCATAATCAGTTTCATCGTGGACCTGACGAACATAAACAAGTGGGTTTTAATAAATGGAATTATACATTTAATCGTTTATCCATCAACGATATTGAAAATGGAAGTCAACCCTTTCAAACATTGAGTTCAATTTTTATGTGTAATGGTGAGATATATAATCATGAAAATCTAAAAGACATGTACAAAATTCAATGTAAATCAAACTCGGATTGTGAACCTATATTTCGTATTTTAGATCTAATCTTAAGCTCAAACATTCATGAACAATCCAAATATCATCAAACAAAAGCGCTAAATATTTCATCTTTACTAAAACAAATTGATGGTGTTTTTGCCTTTGCTTATTCAAGTAATGAATTTACGATCATCGCACGCGATCCGATTGGTATTAGACCTTTATTTTATTCAATTGTCAATGATGAAATTGTCGGCTTTTCTTCAGAAGCAAAATGTTTGTTAAATGACGGAGCAGTTATACATCAATTTCCACCTGGAGAATGTTGGATTATGGATAATGACCACAACATCACAATTACACCCAAAAATTTTAAAGTATTGAAATACAATCCATTATCGTATTCACTGACGGCTGTTCATAAACCATTGAACGTGTATGCTACAGTGAATACATTATTAACGGACTCCGTAAAAAAACGTCTCATGAGTGATGTACCAATCGCATTCTTTTTGTCGGGTGGATTGGATTCATCATTAATTGTTTCAATTGCATGTCGATTAATGAATCCAAAAAACATAACCACGTATTCAATAGGTACCAAAGGAAGTACGTCGCCAGATTTAATAGCTGCCAATGAAGTTGCAAAATATCTTGGTACAAATCACGTAAATGTAGAGTTTGATGTTAAAGACGCTTTTCATGAAATAGAAAATGTTATATACCATCTTGAATCGTATGATTGTACAACTGTAAGAGCATCCGTTCCCATGTTTTTATTAGCTAAACATGTTTCAAAACTAAACCAACACAAAGTTATATTATCTGGAGAAGGAGCAGATGAGATATTTGGTGGTTACCTGTATTTACATGATTCACCCTCGTCAAATGAATTTCAACATGAAACAATTCGGTTGATTAAACACGTGCATCAATTCGACGCGTTACGTGCTGATCGTTGTCTGGCGGCACATGGACTTGAAGTTCGCGTTCCATTCTTTGATAAAAGACTTGTTGAATATGTGACTTCGTTACATCCTGATATGAAAAAACCGAATCACCAATGTGAAAAGTTATTGTTACGAAATGCATTCAATGGCTATTTACCTACTCATTTACTTTATCGTCAAAAAAATGGAATGAGTGATGCGGTTGGATATTCTTGGGTTGATTTCCTAAAATCAAAAATAGAATCTGATTCAACTAAGTATGACATTTCCTATGACGTCAATCCTCCATTAAACAATGAAGAAGCATATTATAGACATATTTATCATTCATTGTTTCAAAATAAAGTGTTTGCTCACCAATATATATGGAGACCTAAATGGACAACAGAAACGGATCCAAGTGCTAGAAAGTTGGCTATTTTCAACGACACGTACTAAACTTTACCAAGTTTTATGAGCTAAAAGATAAGCTAATGAGGTAATGACAGTCAAATATAACACGGCGTTTTTTGTTCCCGCGTCACGATTCTTCATTGCGATGAAAAAACCAGCCATATGCCCAAATATAAACAAGGATTCACGAATATAATGTTCATCTCCTGTCACAATCACATTCAAAAACTCAACGAAATCCATGTCACCCATTTTATATTATTATCAAATATAATAATATAAGTGTATTAAAATTTACAGCCTATAAATGAATATATGATTTTGCTACCCAACAATATTGATTTTCATACATTTGAGGAACGTTTTGGAAATGTGAATCTTTTTGAAAAATCCATACTACCATACATACAGTATGACAAATTTGATTTATACGGATGGGATAATTTGTTTAACATACCTTACAAATATAAGTATGTATTAATCGATGATAACTTGATTGACGTTAAATATGTATATCAAGAATTAAAATATCGAGGTAAATTATTGAAATCTTCTCATGGTTTTCATCTTTATGAATTACAATCGGAAGAATCAATGTATTTGCAATTATTGAATAATGTATTATGTTTTGGACATGAAAAATCAGATCGTACAAATACAGGTACATTATCTATTTTTACAGAATCTCTTCAATTTTCATTACAAAACAACAAGTTACCTCTACTAACGACTAAAAAGGTGTTTTATAAAGGAGTATTGGAAGAACTATTGTGGTTTTTACGTGGATCAACGGACGCGCGTGTGCTTTCAAACAAAGGTGTGAAAATTTGGGATAAAAACGGATCGAAAGAAAATCTACACAAACACGGTTTTATCGATCGTGATGAAGGAGACTTGGGGCCTGTATATGGATTTCAATGGAGGAATTGGGGATCGAAATACAATCCGTATGGTGAAAACCCGTCAAATGGATTCGATCAACTAAAGGAATTAGTAAACAACATCCGTACCGAACCAAATAGTCGGCGTCACATTCTAAGTGCGTGGAATGTTGCCGATATTTCAAGTATGATATTACCTCCCTGTCACATCATGTGTCAATTTTATGTAACCGATGATCTATTATCATGTATGTTATACCAACGATCGGCTGATTTGTTTTTAGGCGTTCCATTCAATATTGCAAGTTATGCTTTATTAACTTGTATTATTGCTAAATTAACGAATCTAAAACCACATAGATTAATTATGAATTTTGGTGATGTGCATATTTACAAAAATCATATTGACGCTGTTAAAACGCAATTATCAAGAAACATACTCCATGAGTTCCCCACAATTATCATTAATGATATTTCAGATAATAATATAGATAACATTACCACAGAACATTTCACTCTATCGGATTATCAATGTCAATCAACAATAAAGGCTGAAATGGCCGTTTAATATTTGCATACTTTCATTGATTTACACTTTGTTCTTGCAGGACGCAACAATATTACACAACGCATTTTTTTACCTTTATGATATGATTTTGTACAACCAATTTCCTTTTTTTTGTTATCGCATTTTGCTCTGAATTGCTCGTAAAACCCCTTCATTTGTTTAAAACCTTCTTTGTCATTGCTATATGTCAATTGATTTTTTGTGCGGATATTAATGTGATTATGTACATGAAAAAGCCATTTCGACAATGTTTCTCTAGATTCAAATACATCATATGACAATTTTAACTTTCCATCTCGTATTATATCGCTATAATTGTCACGACAAGTACCACAAGGTAAAATATGTTTCAAATTCTCAAAGAATGCTTTATATCCTTTTTTGTTGTGTCTAGTAGGTTCGTAATTCAATGTAACACAATGTAAAAACAACCATGCGGAAGGACCCCATACTTTTGATTGAAATCCATTTAACGACATTATTACTATTCATTCACAAATTTATTGAATCGTTTTTTTGAATTGTTGACTCATTAATATCAACAGCGTACTCCTTCGCATACTTAAATCCATAGAATGTATATGATAAGATATTCGTTTCGATTCCAAAATTCATCATATAATGATTCATAGTATCTGTTTTAAAATCTGTTATTTTCTTTTCATTTGTATAAACGCGTATTAACGTATGTCGTTTTACATGATATGAACGTTCAACAAACGGTAAATCTGTTGACGTAAGCGATATATGTATACGCTCGTTTTCCAAAGATTCAAATGATACATGAACATCTTTGGAAAACTTACCCAACTTTCTAAAATAAACGATAACATATTCTGGGTTGATTTTTGTTATGAAATTCAATCCCTTTTTTACAATGGATTTGTTCATGTATTTCGAAGTCACTTTGTATATTATTTGATATGGAGTATCTGGAAGTAATTCATTGAATCGTAATGGAATGTCTTCTATATTTTCAATAGTGTATTTGTATCTTTTATGATTTTTATAATTTTGAGAAGAATGAAAAGGTATACAATGTATATTATATACATTGTCAATTGAACATGGTTTCTTGTTACTATAGTTTATAGAATGAAGCACAACTTCATTGTCATTCATATACCTCAACACCATCTTAAGATCACCGTTAGGTGCAGTTATATCATTGAAAAACATAAATGCCGTTTTTAATGGAAACTCGACGTCATCAATTTTACAATAGATTGTCCCATGTGTAATCTCGCTCGATTGTACTAAACAATAATTAACATTTGCTAATGTTAGTGTCAATTTTTTTATTGTGTAAAAAATATTGTTTCTACATACGGGTTCAATGTACTCCCAAATTATAACTATCTCTCCGTTTAAATTCTTAGCATAAACCTCACACATTTTAAATTTCATGTCTGTTGTAAAATATATGTCATATAACGCATGTCCGTACGAAAAATAGTTGATACCACTTGATTTACACATCACATCTTTGATAATGTAACTCGTTGTTTGTTCATCTACATAATTTTCTGAACGATTACCAAAATTATCATTAACTACAACAAGTATTTCATAATTGGATTTGGATTTAAGATAGTTTACGGTTGTATTTTTATCAGTGGTTCGTATAACTCTTACATTCTTATTTTCGAGGATGTCACGAACCTTGTAAATCAAATTGACTTGACGTTTATATTCCGTCTTGACATGGATGTTAATGTGATGCATTCCTTTAGTACAATATATTTCTGGTTTATCCACATATTTGATATACGTAAATTGTGTACTTGTTTCGAACATTTTGTCACCCACTTTTATTAATGGGTTTATCACACAATTATGTTCCACTTTGGTTGTGAATAAACAACTAATTTCATACTCGTAATCATCACACGACTTCTTTTCACATCTTTTAATAGTTGTCTCGAGCAATTTGTAATCCGAATCAACCGATTTGTAACCGATTTCTAAGCAATCCTTTACATCAAAATTGGTTTTAACAATAACATGAAAGGGTATATTACCTACGCAATTAAAAGTAGGGGTTTGTATTGTACAATTTAATGGTTGAGTATATATAGGGGGTATTGCAATCATATATTTAAAACAATTATTTAATGAATCATACAAACTATACTTTAAATTAAAAATTGAATTCGACTCAATATGTTTGAATTCCACAGTTGTTGTATATAGAGAATCCTTTTCACGTTGCAATTTACACATCGTGGATAATCCCATATTCATTTCAAACATTTTCAAAAAAAAGTTTGTGTCTTCATCAAGTGAAGGTTTGATATATATGAAGCATCGTAATGAAATGGAATCATAAGTACATGACGAAATAATAGCATTTTTTTCAATATCGGTTGTATATTTACCGCTAATCGCCCAACATGGTGAATTTTGACCCAAATGATTTACAAATACAGGAGATAACATATCTATTTCAAAATCAAGTGATAGATTTGTGTACGGTTCATGCTTGAGATGAACTCTATTAGTTTTCATAGTTTCAATTTACTAATGATGTATTGTAAGAAATTAATATATCTGCAATATTAGCATATACATGCTCCAATGACCTATCGCCATTAATGGTAAACACTCGATTTTTTGTTGTGTTCATTATATGTTCATATTGTGCATGCAAATCATAAACATATTGTTCATCAATTTTCGACTCACATTTTCTTGATCGAACATTTATACGACGAATGCACTCTTCAGGTGATGTGTTTATGTATATAAATACATTTGGAGTCCAACCAATGTAGTCATATGTTTCCAATAAAACATCATATTCTTCTTTCGATAATGTGTTATTTGTTTTCAACAACTCCGAAAATATGAATATGCTCTCATAGGGTGAGCGTTCAGTGACCATCACATCTTTTGTGGAATTTTCAACAAACATACCGTTATATGTATTCAATATCTTCAATTGAAAACCAAGAGAATGTTTCGTTGGGTCTTGGTAAAAACGCTTCAACCAATCTCCCCATTTGTCAATCGGTTCATCAATAAAGCTGAAATTATTTTTACATAAAGGGGTTTTAAACATTTGATGTTCATTCTGAGACTTGCGTAACATGTTCATAACCGTCGATTTACCACTCCCAATATTTCCGCAAATAGTAATGATATTCATATTCATATATGTTAATTGAAAGAACTCACTTTAAGTGAATTTCGTTGTTAAATCAATAGAAATGAATTCATTCTTAAATAACCATAAAGTATCAGAAAATGAGTTAGTGACTCATCTGAATATGATTGGTGGTAAATATAATTTGAGACATGTTATGAAAGAATTTCGAGAATTGTATTTAATTCATTTTAATGATATGCATTTGGTGGAACGGGTATTATATCCGAGCAAATATTTTATTGATTTAGATCATTGTAAGTTGTCGATCGACACTTTAAAAGATGTCTTCCATACAATATCCTGTAATTTTATAATATTGAAATGTAAAGAAAACGACACAAACTATCATATAATATTCAATGATGTGAACATGTCATCACCCGAAGAGGCTAGGAAAATATGCAACATATTGACAACCACTTGCAACGAACTGAATTTATATTTGGATCAAAGTGTTTACAATACAGGGTTAAGAATGATTGGATCAAAAAAAACAAAGATAATCGAAAAACAATACTTTACAAACACTGTTGGTTCATTTACTTTGGATGATTTGAAAGCATCCACGATTCATATAAATGATGGACTTAATACAAAACCATCTAAATCTATGGCGAATTCGCAACAAAAATCACGAGCCATGTTCACATGTGATTTTTCAAGAATACATAATGCATACAAACACACCACCATTACCGACATGATGAAGTTCGATCACGCATATGTATTACAAAGCGACAATAAATGGTGTATGAATATTAACGGAGAACACAAATCCAATAAAATATATTTCGTATTGAATATAAAAAAAAAGGAAGTATCTATGAAATGTCGTTGCAAATGCATCAATAAAACGTGTCGAGTTTACAAAAGTAGGTCAGTAAAAATGTTGATGAAAGATTACAATACTATAAAAAACTGTATATAGAAATATATTCATTTAAATTAAATGTTAATTTTTGTTTTGGTTATTTTACTTATATTTGTTCATATACAAAACTATGATATTCACGTAATTGATGATGATAAAAATGCATGGCCTCATAAAAATGTGATTTTACAAAAGCAGTGTATTGCAATATATGATGATATATTTACATTTGATGATCAAAAGAACATCTCAAAGATATTCTTGAATTTTAGAGATATTATGGAAATCTTGTGTAAAAGATTGGATAGTTTAATACATGATCGTAATAAAGTAGGAATGGAGACAATATATGATGATATAGATAAATTATTATACAATATTCAGCCACAATTTCATGAAAAATCTATGTATTTTAAGCATTCTTTAATTATACATATTAAGAATTATATTGTTTAAAATTTTAAATATAGATTCTATGGTATCAATTGATACGAAACGTAACATTAATAAATATGGAACGATTGCAAACGATATCGATACCATTATTCATCCACATGGTATTGTTAATGTGAGTTTACACAAGTATCAACTACAAAGTATTCATGCCATGACAGATATCGAAAACAAAAAATTATTCATCAATAAATCAAATACTATTATGAGTGAAATCGGAGTACTTGCTAATAAAGTCGGTAGTGGAAAGTCACTGTGTGTATTAGGACTAATTGCGTATAATGATCGTATGCTGCTTCATTCCAAAATACGTAATGTATGTGACAATGTATATGTATCATATAATAGATCCGATGTGAATGTATATGGAAAGAATTTGATAGTGGTACCCAATCATATTGCAAAACCCGTTTGGGAAACATATATTACCCAATACACGACATTTAAACATATTCGAATCCGTAAAGGTATGTTTCCTATCAATTGGGATTCTTTACAAGAATATGATATCGTGTTGTGTACAGCCACCCACTATAATATGTTGATGAAATCATGCCCATGGTATTGGAATCGTGTAATTTATGACGAAGCAGACTCTATTAATATATCCGCGTGTGTTAATCCCAAAACATGTTTCTCATGGTTTGTCACATCATCATTAAATAATCTATTGTTTTGTAACGGATATTATTGGAAGTTCGAAAATTCTCGGGTAACAAAATTCGTTACCACAGGAATACCTAGAAATGGATACATAAAAAATATATTCAAATCCGTTGATTGTATAAAAGAAGAATCAATTCTATCTTCTTTAATTGTGAAAATGAATGATGAATATATAAACGAGTGCATAAAATTGCCTACAATTGAAAAGAATGTGATTATATGTCAAACTCCATATTATCTTAAAGTAATTCATGATATTATACCACCAAATGTCATCGAAATGCTTCATGGGCATGATGAAATATCGGCTCTTGAGATGTTGGGTTGTCCAATCGATTCCAAAGAGAATATAATTTCTTTTGTTTCTCGAAAACTACACATACAAAAAAAGAATTATTTATCGAAATTAAAATATTTATCAAGTTTGGAAATAGACACGAACGAAAACGAACGCCAAAAAAATCAAAAATTGATCAAAGTATCTGATTTGATAACAAATATAGATAGACAAATATCTAAAATTAAAAAAACGGTAAAAACGATCGATCACGAAGACATTACTCATCATTGCCCAATATGTCAATGTGTAGCTGAAAATGCTGTGGTGTTGACGTGTTGTTTGAATATATTCTGTAGTTCATGCATACTATCATTAATAAAATACAATGAGGGTAAAGCTGCAACGAATTGTCCATTATGTAGAAATATATTAGGTGTACATGAAATCGTAAAACCAACCAGTATATATATGCCTAATAAAACGGATGTGTTGTGTAATTTGATTGACAAGAAACGAAAAACTGTCAAAATGGTAGTTTATTACAAAACCGATGCGTGTATTGATCAATTAATTGAAAAAATACAATGCAATTATAAAATTTTAAATGGAAATAATCATACAATTTCGAAAACATTAGAATGGTTTGAACAACAAGATAATAATCTATTATTTGTCAATGTAGAGTTGTATGCGTGTGGTATTAATTTATTAATGGCCACAGATTTGGTGTTTTTTCAAAAAATGCCACTAGAACTTGAAAATCAACTTATAGGACGAGCATACAGAATTGGTAGAGAGTGGAATAATCACTTAAAAATTCATCTCTTATTACATCAAGAAGAATCATGAGTAGATGTTGTTTTTGTCGCAAAAAGACGCACTTGTCGTTCAAATGTAAGTGGTGTGTGAAAGAATATTGCGTAAACTGTGTCATGGTTGAAGTACATTTGTGCAAGGAAATTCAAACCATGAAGAACGAAATGAAACGAACTCATGGTGAAAATTTAAACAAAGAACGTACAACGGATGTTAAGCTATTACGAATTTAAAAACAATATGAATATTAACGTGTATGGATATTCGAATTTGCTTTCATGATACAAAAGGATTGTATAACGATGCAATGGTATTGAAAAAAGCCCTAGAGAAAAAATATACAAACAGTAATATTACTTTTCACAAATATCCTGAATTCTGTATATATCGAAATATAATTCATCCAACAATAGGTACGACCAAGAAACAACATTATCAATTTTTTATCGAACACATTCATCAAGGTTTATTGACTTATGGGAATATGAATATATTTGTACCAAATATAGAATTTATTAACGGTAATGACATAAACCTATTAAGTTCCATAAACATGATCGTAGCGAAAACCGAACAATCCTACAATGTCTTGACAAAGATGCATCCGACGATTGATATTGAATATTGGGGTTGGACTTCATTAGATCGATGCGAAAATGAGTCAAATCGAAATTATAACGAATTTCTGCATGTAAAAGGATGTTCTCGTTTCAAAAATACCCAATTATTGATTAATTTATGGTTGAAACACCCCGAATGGCCTTTGTTGAATGTGATGAATTACGGAGACGTGAGGCAAAATGGATATGTGGAATTGAATGTTCCATACGTAAAAGTCGTGTCGAATATTAGATTATTTCAACGTGATGTATCTGAAGCTGAGCTTTCAAGAATCATGAATCGTTGTGGGGTTCATGTTTGTCCGAGTGAACAAGAAGGTTTCGGGCATTATATTAACGAAGGACGTTCGTGTAAAGCAATTATAATTACGACCGACACCAAACCAATGAACGAATTGGTGGATGATACAAATGGTGTTTTAATCAACGTTCAAGAATTGAAAAATGTGAATTATGGCGTAAATGCAACAATAAATGAAAGTGAACTTGAAAGTTCGATACAAAAAATCTTACAAATGTCTAAAAAAGAAAAATGTAAAAAAAGTGAACAATCTAGAAATAAATACGAAAAAGAAAATAAATTATTTAATGACCGAGTTGAATTACCCATTTAAATAATACACGATTCAATGATATATGAGGAAAAAGGCTTTTATGGATTTTTTTGAAGCGACAAAAGATGTTGTGTTGAAATACAATTGTAGAAGTATTGACACAAATTGTAAATATTATGGTGTAATTGTGGAACCTCGTTGTCATCCGTGTTTGGAATACGTATGTAGAAACTTTTTAAAATTCACAAATCATGAATGGGGATTGCATATTTTTCATGGATTGAACAACGACGAATTCATTAAAGATAAATTCAAAGACATTGCGAATATTAAATATACAAACATGGAAGTTGAAAATTTAACCATAGAAGATTATAATAAGTTTATGACCAACAACATTCGATTTCATAATTTTATCGACAGTGACCATTTTTTGGTGTTTCAAACAGATTCCATACTTCTACAAGAAATGGACAATCGAATGATGAAATATGATTACGTAGGCGCACCATGGCCTCATTTTGATGGAATGGTCGGAAATGGAGGGTTTTCAGTAAGGAATAAAGAGTTGTTTATGAAAATATGTGAATCTTTCAATAGACCAACCAATTTAGCGGAAGACGTGTTTTATGCGATATGTTTGAAAAAAATAAATGCTAATATAGCCCCGTTTATTGTTGCACAAAAGTTTTCTTGTGAAAACATACCAACAAATGTACTTCCTATAGGTTGTCATGAGCATATTCAAAATGTTAGAATACAAAATTTACACGAAATTTACATAAATAATTTCAAAATGGATAATCATAGTGGAAAAATACAAAACGTAAAAAATGATAGCTTATGACATTAAAAAGTTAATGTTTTGCAAATTTTATAATTTGTTATGTACTTGCAAACATGTATCAAATAGTCGATTCGAACAATATGATTTAGATAACGACGGAAAGTTATCCATGACAGAGTATCATTTGTTACATTTAAATAAACATGGTAAACCTCCTACTAATGAACAATGGATTGTGTTTCATTTAGCAGATACAAATAATAACGGTTATCTTACAAAAGCTGATATTGAAATGTTCGAGAAACATAAGCTAGTTATTTGAAACTCATTTAAAAGGGAATATACAATATAATCAATACATGATTGATCATTTAGAAGAAGATTTCATCCAAATCCCAAGTCAGAAGTACGCACTTATTTCTGTAGTATCTCCCAAATCAACACAAAAACACAGTGTATGTGCTTTAAAAATCCGTGGTGTTTTTTCCACAAAAGAAGACGCTGAACATTATGTCAAGCGATTGATGCAAGCTGACGATACATTTGATGTTTATTTAGTAGATATGTATAAATGGTTGCCTATTCCACCAGAGAATGATATGATTGAGGATAAGGTGTATCAAGAAGAAATGTTGAACGAAATCATCCAAGGACACAAAGAAAGTCAACTACAGGCCAAACAACATTTTGAAGAACGAAAGAAAGACTCGCTGAAAATACGAAACACCGATGAAGGGGGTCCATCATCCAACGTTGACGAAAGTGTTGACAATGATTTAGGGAAGGGTATAGGTTCTATTTAAAAGCTTTTTTTTATGTTAATCACAGGTTTCTTAGGATCTACTTTTTTGAATTTGGGCGTAGGTTCATTCGAATTGGAATCTTTATCGTCATGTTTAGGATCGTATATTTTATTATGTAATTTCCATATATTAGGATGACCCACTCTAAAATTATTTCTCATCTTGGCTTTATACCAAAAAACAACATCTTCAATTTTATTACTTTTTATGGTATTATCCAATACTAGACATTCATAATTTTCTGTACATGCATCCATTACTTGATTAAACATATCGAATGATGGAAAAATACCAAAGAAATTTTTGTATATTTTTTCTCGATTTTGGAGAATATTTTCTCTGAATACAAAAATGTAATCAATATTGGACCTTAGATCCGGTGTCAAATCCATACAATACTGCATTGTAAGCAAAAAGAATATATTCCAATGTCGTCCATTATAAAAAATTTGCCTCATAATTTTTTCTTTCAAGAATTTTTTATCGTACATACAGTCATCTAAAATCGTAAACACATTTACGTTGTGTCCTTTTTTTATTCTATCTTTCTGAGAACCAATTAACTTTTCGATGACGTCTGATTTATATTCGTTGTAGACGAACAAATCTGGAATGAATTCTTTATAATATCCATTACCTTCCTCTGTACCAGACATAACGACACCAGCGGCCAATTTAGACCGTTTATGGTACATTATATCTTTTACACATGTTGATTTACCACTCATACGTTTTGCGATAAAAACAACAATCGAATTATCTCTCATTGTTTTGGGGTTGAATTTCTTTAGTTGCAAATTCATGAAGAGTATTCTATATTAACAATATATATTAGCCGTCATTTATACACGAGGTATTTTTTTTCGTTTCACCAATTTTTTTTTCTGTACATATAGTACTAAACCAACTTATTTGAAAATCCAAAATGGGAGGAGGATTAATGCAACTTGTCGCTTACGGTGCCCAAGACGTGTTCTTGACTGGCAACCCTGAAATCAGTTTCTTCAAAGTATTGTACCGTCGCCACACCAACTTCGCGATGGAATCTATCGAACAAACTTTCAACGGTAACCCCGAATTGGGTAACCGTGTAACTTGTACCATTTCTCGTAATGGTGATTTGATTACCAACATGTGGTTAGAAGTAAATTTCGCCAACGTTGACCATTGCGTAAACTCTTTAGGTCACGCGTTAATTGAATATGTTGAACTCGAAATTGGTGGTCAACGTATCGATAAGCATTATGGTGAATGGCTCGAAATCTGGTCCGAATTGACCATGCCCGAAGAAAAACGTAATGGTTTCAAAGAAATGATTGGTCGTCGTGATGCGGGTGTGACTTACGCTCCCGAATCCAAAAAACTTTACATTCCTTTCCAATTCTTCTTCTGTCGCAACCCTGGCCTTGCTCTCCCTCTCATCGCCCTTCAATACCACGAAGTGAAACTCAATATCAAATTCCGCTCCGGCGCCGAACTCGTGCACCAAGGCCAAACCAATTCCAACTTGAACTTCGATGGCAACCCCCGTCTCTTCGTAGACTACGTGTACTTGGACACCGACGAACGCCGTCGTTTCGCTCAATCTCAACATGAATACCTCATCGAACAACTCCAACACACTGGTCCCGAATCCACCAAAGACGACAACCATCGCCTCAACTTCAACCACCCCGTAAAAGAACTTATCTGGGTGGTACGTCGCGATAACAGCGACCCCATGGAATTCGCGGGCGCCGCGGGTGCCGACTCTGGTCTCGGTATGACCGCCTGGTCTGCTGACCCCGCCTTCTCTAACTCCGCGAACGAAGCTTTCAACGACGCGAAACTCCAACTTAACGGCCACGACCGTTTCACTCAACGCGATGCTTCTTACTTCCGTCTCGTACAACCCTACCAACATCACACTCGCGTACCCAACAAATACGTGTACCTCTACTCTTTCGCCCTCAACCCCGAATCTCACCAACCTTCTGGCACTTGCAATTTCTCCCGTCTCGATAACGTCACCCTTGCTCTCGGTGGTCTCAAAACCAAAGTGGGCGACAACGGTCAACTCCTTGTGTACGCCGTATCCAACAATATCCTCCGTATCATGAGTGGTATGGGAGGTCTTGCGTATTCCAATTAAAAACTTATTTAGCCACCCGAATAATTCACTTAAGGATTATAATTTCATATATGTAAATAAGTATGAACTTCGAACACGAAAACATTCACGAAATGCATCATTATCATTACATCCATAAAAATGGACTCGACAACACTTTTGTCAAATCACCCGAAAATCCCAACATTACTTTTTTAAAAATAAAAAACAAAAAATATGATATCACGACTCTCGTGGATTCATGCATTGTCGATAAATTGACCGACATTTCATGGTCTCCACTACAAACATCACGATCAAAAAAATTATATATACGCACACATGCATCAGAAACAATATATCTTCACGAATACGTGCTACGTTTAAACAATGTCGCAAAACCTGGCGAAAATTATTCTGTCGACCACATCAATCGCGACACATTGGATAATCGTTTGGAAAATTTACGATGGGCTACACAAACGGAACAAAACATAAATACAGATAAACGAAGCCGCAAATATAATGCTCGAGAATTACCAGAAGATATTCTCGAGGAATATATACCTAAATTTGTTACTTATAACAAGGAAGTGTACGACAAACAAACTGGGAAAACCCGCGAGTTTTTTCGAATTGAGAAACACCCCACTTTACCGAATTGGTGTACAACAAAATCAGATAAATGGACGGCATTAGAAAAGTTGGCCCAAGTATATGAAAAATATGGTATGGATTTACCTGACGAAATTAGCCATATCCAAGTGCCTGAACCAAGTAGGTTGGCAGAATGCACTCTTGACGAATTTGTTCTTCAAAAAGAAATGCTTCCACAATACGTGAGTTTTATTAAAGAAACGGAAAAACGAGGATGTAAATTTGAAATAGCTATACCCAAGTGCAAGAGATTCTCCACTTCTGGGTCTAAAAATGTGTCACTCAAGTGTAAATATAATGAAATGTTGGGTATGATACGATCGATTCATTCACCTATTGATAACGTATCATAAAATTAAATCTATAACTTATATAATAATACAATTTTATGATATGTTTAAGAATTTTAAAAATATATGGGAATATCAATCATAAAACAATAAATGATCACAAGAAACCAAAAAATGTAGTCATTACTGGATCTACTAGTGGAATAGGTAAATCGTTAGCGAAACAATTTATTAATCAAGGTGATAATGTCATTATTACTTCTAGAAATAAAGATAATGTTTATAATACTTGGTTAGATTTATCATTATCAAACGATAATAAAAATGGTTCTGTTATTCCTTTTGTTGCGGATGTTTCAAACCACGCAGAGTGTAAAAAATTAGTTGATTTTAGTATTGATATTTTTGATTCTATTGATATTTGGATAAATAATGCTGGAACTAATGCATATAAAATATCAGATTTTCATGAATTTGACGAAACAGAATGTGAATCCATTGTAAATACTAATCTACTGGGAACCATGTATTGTTGTAAGTATATAATACCTGTTTTTGAAAAACAAAATAATGGAATAATAATAAATTTTGAAGGTGCAGGATCTAATGGATTGGCAACACCAAATTATAGTGTATATGGGGCTACAAAATCTGCTATCACACAATTTACTAGATCATTAACTGTAGAATATTCAAAATATGATTTTCATATATGTACCATTTCACCTGGAATGGTTTTAACCGAATTATTAACAATGAACACTGACGTTAAAACAAAACAAATACTAAACATTTTTTCTGAAGAAACCGAATATATTACATATTTCTTAATTAAAAAAATTAATAATATAAACTCCAGTTCTAAAATACACTACCTCACTATTCAAAGAATTATATGGTTATTAATTCTTTCACAATTTAGAAAATACAGACACTTTGATCATGAAGGTAATTTACACCCAAAAAATGTGAATAAATAAATATTGGGTATGCTTCATCTATTTAGAACATGTTTAACATCATATAAAATTACAAATAATAAAACAGATTTATATATTTTTCGCATTGTTTGAATATCGCGTCCTTTAAACATATGATTTAAATAAGTAGGTAAATAGGTGTCAGATGGATGTCCACACATCGTATTGTGCCATTTTGTAATTGGGCACATATTTCCAATCATATTTAAAAATAATGCCATTGAAATCACAAACAAATGTCGTTTATGACACCCAAATATAACTGAACCAAACACAAGATAAATGGCTAATATATGATGGACCATGATTAGTAATTTACCACATTTATTCCGACAAGACTGGAATTGGACATCATCAAGTGCAATTTGTACCAAACACAATAATGTAAATATTTCAATATTGTTTTTCATATATACTCTTATTATTCATATTCTTTTTATCATTGCTTGTGTGCATCGTTTTTTATTATAGGACTTTTTATTTTCAAAATACTCTAATATAGACTCCAACATCCATTATGACCGAGTGCTTGTGGATGGTAATTCATTTAAATCTGAAAATTTACAAAAACCTTACAATTGTGTCGTAGGTGGTGATAATGTATACGTTTCTATAGCAGCCGCTAGTATTCTCGCCAAAGAATATCATGATGAATGGGTCACAAACATGTTTCCATGTGATCATCG